GCGCCTTATTGCACAAGGGGTTTCATGCACAGCATGGACGACCTGAGCAAGTACCAAACCGGTGAAGACGCCCTTGCGCACATTCGCACAAAGCTGTCTGCTGCACTAAACAAAAAGCAGACCACCAAGCTTGTCAATCAGCTTGAAGGTGTCTTTGGCACGGCTTTGGCTGCTAACAGCTTGGACCTCTCTGAGGCTGCTGCAGGTAGCGAAGATGAAGCCAACATGTTCTCACTGCAGAACGTGATCCAAGCTCAGTATTTGCTGGGCGAAAAGGCACAAGACCTGAACACCATTGTTGTTCACCCACGCGTTGCAGCTCAATTGCAACTGCAAGGTCAGTTGACCTTCTCTAGCCCTGCAGGCGTTTCACCTTCCTCCAACCTGGAGTGGGGTGGCGGTGGAATTGGTGTTTCCAACACGTCTCTTGGTTTCTACAACGGCTTCAACGTCATTGTTGATTCGATGGTTCCCGTCATTGGCGGCACTGGCGAAAACAACCAATACGTCAGCTACATCTTTGGACCTGGCGCAATCCGCACCGGTTCACAGTTCCCGATCAACATTGAGACTGAGCGCAACATCGCCAGCCTTCAAGATTCCATGGCTGTGACCTATTCACAGGTTCACCACATCCTTGGAACTTCCTGGAAAGCTGCAACGGATCACCCAACCAATGCACAGTTAGCAACCTCTGGTAACTGGAGCCTTGCGTTTACTGATCCACGCAACATCCCCGCAGTTCGCTTGGTCACCAACGTGAACGGCGGCGGCCTTGCTGCCTGATAACGCGGCAAATTAGTTCGCGAGAGCCTAAGAGCCCCTTCCCCCAGGGCTCTTTTTTTTGTCTCGGCATACTTGTGATGTACTCACAGCCGGAGCCCTGGTGATGTGTGGTTTGATTCGTATGGATTGCTATCGCAACGGAATCTTGAACGTCATTCACGTTGAAAAGAAAGACGCTGCCAGGGTTGCCCGTCAACGCAGTCGTGAGGGTTGGGTTATTGCTCACACTGTCGAGCTGTGATGGGCAAGCTATGCCAACGAATAAGGCGCGATGCCAACCCCAAGCCCTAGGACTCCTATTTGTATTGCGAGAGGCAATCTCGCTGATTTAGAAGCAAACAAGGCAGACATCCAAGAGGGTGAACTCTGCTATGCGTTTGATACAGGTTTGACCTATTTCAAGAAAGGGACTGACCTGCTGCAGGTTGGTGCCAACGTTGAATGGGACAACATCGACGGAATGCCAGATGCGACTGAGTTCGACATCATGCAAGTGGTAGGCGGCAAATGGGTCGGTGTTAACCAAGTAAATGGCGGGAACTTTTAGCGCGGCAAATTAGGGCACCGATTAGCCCCGCACGATGGCCCAGAAGATCAGAATTAAACGGCGTAATGCTCTGGGCGCTACAGGTGCGCCCGCTACTCTCGCGTCGGCTGAACTTGCGTTTAACGAACGGGACAAAGTCCTTTGGTATGGCCTTGGTGATACGGGCGCAGGCGAAGCGCAAACCGTTATTGCCATTGGTGGTGAGGGTGCGTTTTTGCCTTCTGGCGGTGGCGCTGGGGGTTATGTAAAAAGCATCACGGCAACGCCTGACACTGGCATCAGCGCCATTGATTCAAGCGGTGACGTAACCCTGGCGGGCATTGATGCCACCAAGACGGTTAAGGGTGTTGTTCGTTTTGCCACTCAGGATGAGCTTGATGCGGGCACGCCTGGTGTTGTCCCTGGCGCTGATTTAATTCTTGCCAATCAATATGTTCTGCCGATTGCCACTGGCTCTGAATTAGGCGGTATTCAGATTGGTGATGGCCTTGCTATTGATGGCGACGGCAAAGTCAGCGTCACTCTTGAACAGGGCACGGTCTATAAAGGCACTGCTGATTTCACTAACGGAAGTGCAGAGCCAGCTTCCCCAGAGAATGGCTGGATTTATGGCAACACCACCGCAGGAACAGCGGCATGGACTGGCATCAGCGGCGAAACAGTTGCTGAAGGCGTCCAAGCGATTTGGTCAGAAGATGATGGCGCCTGGGCATTAATCAGTAGCGCAGGTGGCGTTACTGCTGTCACGGGCGCAGACCCCATTGAGATTGACGTTGCCACCAATGGCGCCAGCGAGCCCATTGTCAAAATTAAGGACGGCAGCGAAAGCCAAAAAGGTGCGATCAAATTCGCAACTGACGCACAAATCACCAACGGCGCTGCGCTAGTTGCGGTTCAAGCGTCACAACTAAAAGATGCGTTAGACGATTTAGATCCATTGCCCACCGGCACTGTTGACGGTGACTTGATGCAGTGGGATCCAACAGCAAACACAGGCAAAGGCGCTTGGGCAATTTCTAACGATCTTGACGGGGGTACTTTCTGATGCGTCCTGCGCCGGGGTCATCGCCCAAAATGACTCTTGAGCAAGAGTTTGATTTACAGGCGATCCACTGGCTTTGCTCTACTTGGAAGCAAGAAAGAGCCAGTGACATTGCAGTTAAACTAAGACGTGAAAACCAGTTGCTCAGGGCAACAATTTTGGAACTTTCCAATGAGCTTGACCGCGCTACTCGGGGCAACTGATTTCAACAGTTATCTAAGCGTTGCTGAGGGTGACGCATTAGGAGCCCAAGCTCTTGGTGATAACTCTTGGAATAACACCACAGAAGAAATCGACAAAGAAAAAGCCTTGGTTAATGCCACAAAATGGCTGGATACCTTGGACTTTGTCGGCACCAAATGCGATCCGTCGCAACCGTTGAAATGGCCTCGGGCTAATGCCGTCTGCGGTGATTACAACTACGGGTGCAACGATATGCCTGCGCAGGTAGAAGATGCCACTTTCCAGCTTGCTTGCATCTTGTTGGGTGATCCGACGTTTATTTCTGGATCTAACCCAGGCAATGACCCAAGTTCTGGCGGTGGTGTTCCTGGTCAGTTGATCCCTGGAATCAATAACAGCGATACAAGCAAAATCAGCCTTGGCAAAGGCGAACTCTTAGTTGAGTTCAAGGATGACGCTTCAGACGGCGATGGAAACCTGATGAGCAAGGTTCCGATCTTGTCTCAGATCTTGGGTTGTCTAAGCACCACGGTCAGTGCTGTTGGTGATAGCCGGGTGCTGTTGCGTGTTCGTTCCTGAATTCCAACAGCTCAATTTATTGGGGCAGCCCGCCAGTGAAGCGCCAAAAGGTGGCTGGTTAGCGGAACCCCTGTCGAAACAAGAACAGCGTGAAATGCGGCGGCTGTATGTCGAGCATCAAGGGTTGATCCGGTTAATGGGCGCAAAGATGACGCGCAAGTATCCGATGGTCGAGGCGTTGGATGTTTATAGCTGCATCGATGTGGCGTTTATGAAGTCATGCCGAGCGCACAACCCAGACAAAGGCAAATTCAGCACTATCTTCACGTCGTTTGCCAGCGGTGAAATACGGCATTTCATCCGAGACCACAACTTTGCAGTGAAGGCACCAAACAAGGTGCGGGCACTATCTAGCAGCGTTCGACGTTTGGCTGGTGAAGGTCATGCGTTGCCCAAAGTGGCTGAACTACTTGGCGTGACAGAGCAGGCCGTCAAAGATTCATTAATTGCCACCGCTGGTATGTATCACGAACAAATGGACTGGGAGCACCATCAGTGCCCGCGTCCGACTCCATTGGAAACCTTGATTGAAGAGGAAGCTATTGAAATGGGCTGGGCAAACTAGCCCAACAAAACCCTTCTATCTGCCGTGTCTTTTTACGCTGCCTTTGGGTACAAAACCTATATCAAAGAAGGTGACGCCTGTTCGGATGCACCGACTGACGGCACTGGAATGACAGAGGTTAAGAACCTGTCGAACTTTGCTCTTCAGTCAAGCTCTGACACCACCGATGTCCAGACCTATGACGACAGCGCAGGCGGCTGGGCAGCAAGCGTTGTAACCGGCAACAGCTACACCGTCGATTGCACGTTGAACATCGACATGCTGGATCCTGGCTATTTGATCTTGAAAAAAGCAGCGTTGGAATCTGCTCTAGGCGTCACCGTCGAATGGTTCCGTGAATCACCCAAGCCATCCGGTGATTGCGACACTGGCTTGCCAATTAGCACCGCCGAAACTCATGCGGGCGTGGCATACGTGACCAACTTCTCTGAGGACATCACCGCAGGCAACATTGCAGCGGTTACGTTCACTTTGGCCGGTTTGAATTCCTATATCTGGACGCCTGCAGCAACGGCCTGATTAAGACCGCATACGACGGGCGATGAACTGA